ATGTAAGAATTGCACACCGCTGACAGAAGATAGCATAGTAAACAACGTCCTAGAGGCATTTATTAGCCGTTCTAACGTAGGAAAACAAAAATATGGTACTACCTTAGACCGAAACGATTTAAAGCCATTAGAATGGCTTAAACACGCTCAAGAGGAGGCAATGGATTTTGTATTGTATTTAGAAAAATTAAAAAAAGTGCTTGGAGATTTAAAATAAATTTTTAATTTAGCCATAACCAAAAGAATTATTATGTACCAAGCTGAATTTTTAGAATTAGGTATTTCGCTTAAAGGGCGGCAGACAGGGGAACTTAAAACTAAATGCCCACAATGCCACCAAACGCGAAAAAACAAAACAGACGATAGCCTTAGCGTTAATGTAGAAAAAGGTTTTTATAATTGCCACAACTGCGGTTGGTCTGGCTCGGTTAGATTTAAACCAAAAAAGGAATACATTAAACCGCCAACAATAGAACTTAAACTAAGCGATAAAATTGTACAATGGTTTAAGGGTAGGGGAATAAGTGAAGCGACTTTGCTGCATTGGAAAATAGGCGAAAGCGAAACGTTTATACCACAAGTCAAAAAGAACCGCTCAACAATTAATTTTAATTACTACCGAAACAATACGCTAGTAAATATAAAATACAGAGATGCCGAAAAGAATTTTAAAATGGTATCTGGGGCCGAACTTATATTTTATGGCTTAGATAATATTACAGAACTTGAAAAAGTTTATATAGTTGAGGGCGAAATGGACGCGCTTAGTTTACACGAGGCCGGTATATATTCTGTTTGTTCAGTACCTAATGGCGCCAGTAAAGGAAACCAACGCCTTGAATACTTAGACAACTGCTGGAAATACTTTGAAGACAAAAACGATATAATAATTTGTACCGATAATGACGATGCTGGTTTGCAGCTTAGAAACGAATTAGCCAGGAGGTTTGGACAGTACCGTTGTAAATATGTAGATTTTGGCGAATACAAAGACGCTAACGAGGTTTTAGTAAGCAAAGGCGCAGAAGATTTACGCAATATAGTAAAGCAGGCTAAAAACTTCCCATTAGAGGGCGTTTTGAATGTTTCAGATATATGGGACGATGTACTGCGGTATAACGAAAATGGTATAGTTAATTATAGCGTTGAGTTAGGCATAAGCGACGAATACTACAAAATGGCTATGGGCGAATGGACGGTAGTTACTGGAATACCCAATAGCGGTAAGTCTGATATTATAGACCAGATATGCGTGAACCTAGCAATGAAATACGATTTTAGGGTTGCAATGTTTAGCCCAGAAAGTTGGCCTTACGAGGGGCATATAAAACGTATTGCAAATAAGCTAAACGAAAAAAATTGCGATAGCGCCGCTTTAAATAAAACCAAAGATTTTATAGAGGAACATTTTTACTGGGTTAAAATTGATTTAAAGAACTTAACCCTAGAGGCAATTCTTAACCATTTCAAAGACCTGGTATTTCAAAAGGGTGTAAACGTTTGTGTAATTGACCCCTGGAATATGTTAGACCATAGCGCACAACGCGACCACAGTTATATTGGCAAAGCACTTTCGCAAATAACACAATTCTGCCAACAAACAAACACGCATTTATATTTAGTGGCGCACCCTAGAAAAATAGAAAGCGACAACGGTAAGTATAAAAAGCCAACGTTATACGATATAAGCGGTTCTGCTGACTTTTTTAATAAGTCTTACAATGGTATGATATGTTTTAGAAATATCGGCAATAGAACAAATTATGGCAGCGATAGCGTTGAGGTTTACGTTGAAAAGGTAAAGCGTAAAGAAAATGGCCAACTAGGTAGTTTTAATATAGCGCCAGATTTTAAAAATGGCGGAGTGTATAAGGGTTTAAATACTGGAGATATAAAATACGACCCCCCTACATTCCAACCAGACCCAGTGCCTAAAATAGAAGATAAAGAAGATAATATACCGTTTTAATATGGCAAAGCGTAAAACCATAAAACAATACGTTCCAACAGATGCTCAAACAAATGCTAGGGTATGGTGTATAAAAAACAATATTAAAATATTACCAGAGCCTACGTTTAGAGGTATTTTTTTAATTATCGACGCAATGGGTAACTTGACAAAATCGCCAGATTATTATACAAATGAGACAGTTACACCTAAGATTTACGAAATTTATGAATACCTTTACAAAAAATATTTTTAATATGGGAACTTTTCAAATCACTTTTTTTCCAATCTTTGGTTTAATGTTAGGTGTAAATTTTGCTAGTGGGGAGTATGATGCTTTTGAAATGAATGAAGACGAACGTATGATACAAATAATGTTTTTAGTATTTGGCGTTTCTATATTATGGTTAAAACAAAATGAATGAAATCACTTATAAGAAATAGCAACCAGGCCAAACAAGGTTTAGATTTTACTGGCGTAGAAAACGGTAAAATACACCCTAGCGATATTGATGCGGTTCTGGAGTTTAACAACGAGGCCCTTATATTAATGGAAGTTAAAAGGGAAGGTAGCAAATTGCCAACCGGCCAAAGGTTGTTATTAGAACGCATAGCAGATAGCTGGCACACAAAAAAATCAATAGTTTTATTTATAACGCATAACTACAAAAACGACAGTAAAGATATACCTTTGCAAGAGTGCAACGTTGAAGCTGCATATTATTTGGGCCAATGGACTAGCACGGAGCCAGAAACATTAATAAGTGTTTTAAATAAAATAGGTAAAAACTGGGAAATAGATAAATTAAGTATATGAAACAAAAGGTAAACATTAAAGAGGTAATTCCAAACGAAAAAAACCCAAGGTATATACGCGACCCTAAGTTTAATAAACTGGTAAAGTCTATACAGTCATTTCCAGAAATGTTAGAAAAACGCCCAATAGTCGTAGATGAAAATATGATTGTTTTAGGCGGTAATATGCGTTTAAACGCTTGTAAAAAAGCTGGGCTTACAGAAGTATGGATTGATGTAGCAGAGGGCTGGACGCAAGAGCAAAAAAACGAGTTTATTATAAAAGATAATGTTGGCTTTGGGGAGTGGGATTGGGAAATACTAGCTAACGAATGGGACACCCAAGAGTTATCTGATTGGGGTATGGATTTACCAGAGGATTATTTTACCGATGAAATTTTAGAGGCCGAAGAAGACGATTATACAGAACCAGAAAACATAGATGTTGATGTTGTTTTAGGAGACCTTATTGAAATTGGCGAACATAGATTGCTATGTGGAAGTTCTACTGAAATTGATAATTGGGAAAAACTAATGGGCGAAAAAACAATTGACCTTGTTGTTACTGACCCTCCATACAATGTAGATTATACAGGTAAAACAAAAGATGCTCTTAAAATTGAAAATGATAAAAAAACAGATGATGAATTTTATCAGTTTTTGTATGATTTTTACACAGCAACAAATAGCTATGTAAAACCAGGAGGTTCTTGGTATGTTTGGCACGCTGATAGTGAAGGCGCTAATTTTAGGCAAGCAATGAAAGATGCTGGTATATTAGTTAAGCAATGTTTAATATGGGTTAAAAACAGTATGGTAATGGGTAGGCAAGACTATCACTGGAAACACGAGCCTTGTCTTTATGGTTGGAAAGAAGGTGCAGCCCACAATTGGTACACAGACAGAAAACAAACAACTGTTTTAGATTTTGATAGGCCTATGCGTAATGCTGAACACCCAACTATGAAACCATTGCCTTTAATTTCATATCAAATAGGTAATAGTTCTAAAAGAGGAGATTTAGTTGCTGATTCATTTTTAGGTTCCGGTTCTACTATGGTAGCAGCACACCAATTAGATAGAATATGCTATGGTATGGAATTAGACCCTAAATATTGTCAAGTAATCATTGACCGTATGTTAAAATTAAACCCTAACTTAGAAGTGAATATAAATGGGAAAAAATATGAAAGAGTATTTTCAGAAAATGTATAATGAAACAAAAAATCCTCTACATAAAGAATATTATGAAAATTTATTATCTGGATATAAAAATGAAAATTTAGAAAAAAGAGAATCAAATCTTATAAAAAGAAAAGTTTACTCTAAAAAATTAAATAAAACATTTAATAATTACATAGAAGCTTCACAATATGTAAGGCGCGGTAAAAGCTATGCTTACGATGTAATAAGAAGAGAAAGAAGCAATCCTTATGGATTTACTTTTATATAAAAACAACAACGTTCTTTAATTGCAAAACAAAAAAACAAAATTTAAACTTTAACTAATTTAGAGTGCGGATTTGACAATTTAGCTTGCAATCAGTCACTTAAAACCTAGTTTGGTTGTTCTAGGTTTTTTCAATTATTTTTGTAAAATGAATAAACAAAATGTTACATTAAAAAAGGCAATGCTAGAAGCCTTAGAAAAATCTTTGGGTATAGTTACTACTGCTGCCAAAGCAGTTGGCATAACTAGAAAAACGCATTACGATTGGTTAAACAAAGACCCAAAGTATAAAAAGGCGGTTATTGAATTAGAAGATTTAGCGCTTGATTATGTAGAGTCAAAGCTATTTAAGAATATTGAAAAAGAAAAAGAGGCTAGCGTATTTTTCTATATGAAAACCAAAGGCAAAAAAAGAGGGTATGTTGAACGCCAGGAAATAGTACACCAGGGCGCAATGCCAGTTAGTAAAATATCCGAGGAGGCAATGCAGGAAATAGATAAAATACTAGACAAAGAGTACTAAAATGGGAAAATGGAAGCAGTTAGGGAGGTTATTAAAAATAAATGTATTGATAGCTTATTATTCTTTACAAGATTTATATTTAAAGAAAATACAGGCAATAGGTTTGAAGTGGCGCCGTTTCATATCGAAATGGCTAACACCCTTGAAAAGGTAAGCAAAGGCGAAATAAAGCGCCTTATAATTAATATACCGCCTAGGTATGGTAAAACAGAGATAGCCGTTAAAATGTTTATGGCTTGGTCGCTTGCTAAAAACCCAGCTTCAAAGTTTATACACCTATCCTATTCAGATGCTTTGGCTTTGGACAATAGTTCGCAAACTAGGGACTATATTACTAGCGACGCATACCAAAGTATTTGGCCGTTACAACTAAAAAAAGATAGCCAGAGCCAAAAGAAATGGTACACAACTGCCGGTGGTGGTGTTTATGCTACTGCTTCTGGAGGTGCTATAACAGGTTTTGGTGCCGGTACTGGTGGGGCAATCATAATTGATGACCCTTTAAAGCCAGACGACGCCGTTTCAGATGTTAGGCGCTCGTTTATTAATAACCGATACAATACTACCATTAGGTCGCGTGTAAATAGCCGAGACGTTCCAATTATAGTTATTATGCAAAGGCTACACGAGGACGATTTAAGTGGGTATTTATTAGACGGTGGTAGCGGCGAAGATTGGCACCATTTAAAGCTGGCT